CCAAGTGATTTCAAAAATTATCACAAACAAAGCGAACTGAAGCTCGTGTTGTAAATCATCGCCATCTTGGTCAGTCGTAGAGGCGTAGTTTACGCCAAGCAACAATCCTGTCAGAGGCCAAATGTTTACTTTAAAATTCATCAAAGGTGCGTTTTAGAGTTAGGTATAATTCTTTATACTTAGATAACTCAGCAACGACTTCGTTTAGTTTATTTAGTTCAACCTGCAAAGATTCAAAGTCGGGCTTGTCAATGCAAGCCATAGGATTCTCTTCAAGAACGCAGCAAGCCACTTTGTAGTAGTGCTGATAGTCCCCGTACATAAGGCGGTCTTTGTGCATCCTTACGGCATAGGCTACGCTTGAATGGTCTTTCTCAATGGCCTCACCTAACTCGTGGAGCGTGGCGTGGTTGCGGAATGCTGATACGAATGCTGCTCTTGCGGTAGATTCCTTGTGTGCGCGGCCTCCGTTATCGGGAAAGCCCAAGCGTGCGAAGTATTGCTCTTTAGATACTTTTAGTTGACGTAGTTCAAATGGTCTCATTTGCATTTGCAGAGTTGAGCCCTGCCCTCTTTATGATTGGTTATTACTTTGGTTATCGGCATAGTAAAGTGTTTGTGGTCTTTCAGTCTTTTGAACTTCATCTCACTTGCCCACTCCACTAAATTGTCATCTTTATCTTGCACGATGGTGTAGTCCACAACGAGGTAGTCCACTCCATCTACTGCAAAGCATTCGTACTTCTGAAAGGGTGATAGGATTTGCTTCATAACGAGTCCTCAATAATTCCCTGTAAGCGTTGTATCTCGTATATCATCTGCTCGGCATCAACTCGCAGCTTTGAGTTAGCCAAGTACATTTCGTTCATCTTGCCTTCGGTGAATTGTCGGTAGTCAATGAACTGCTGCAAGAGTAGGTCAGCATAATGGCAGCTCATAACGTGGTGCAGGATGTCATCTTGTACTTCCCTGCCGTTTGCTTTGTCTGCTGCTTGCTTCGCCAACCACATCGCAGTACCCGCAAGCATCAACTGCTTCTCCCTAATGTATAGGTCGTGGCTATCGTCAGAAGGGTACATCGCGAGCAGGTGTTTCATCTAATTTAATTGGCAGCAAGTTACGCCCGTTGATAACAAAACCAACATTACCTAATACGCTCTGTAAAACAAGCGGTGTTTCAAGGGGCGTTATGCGCCCTCCCGACTCCATCTCCTTGACTTTACGAACGTGGATGTGCGTGTATATCCAATCTTGAGGATGAGCAGCAAAACGGTGAATCACAAGTACACAATCGCTGCGGTTGCCCCACTTGCCTCCACCTTCAATATCGGATGTATTTGGAGGCATCGCCATCCCTTCATACGGGTGGCCTTTGTAGAATGTCTTGCGCATTGCTTCGGTTACAGGGTGAGCGTTCACTATTGTTGTGACGTTGTTTTTATGAGCAAAGACCCGAAGGGCAGAGGCTACCTCATAGTGATATTCGTGCATCCCTGTCTTTCCAAGTTTCTTTTGGTCGGTACTTAAAGAATTGTAGGGGTCTATCAAAGCACCTGTGTAGTTCCATTCGTTCTTGATAGAGTTCATTACCTCAAGAAGTTCAAATGCGGTGAATAGCCTGTTGCCGTCTATGAATTGGAAGTACTCGTTGATGAAGTCAAGCTTGCGGTACATCATCCCCTCATCTATGCCTTGTATCGGTTTGCATACGAGGAACTCAATCAGCTTTCGCTTGAGGCTTGGCACTTCGTTTTCTGCGGAGTAGATAAGCCACTTCTTGCCGAAGTTATACGATTGCAAAAGCATTAGGTAAAGCAGCGTGTGGGTCTTGCCTACGTTAGCGTGGCCTACTACTACCACAAATTCACCGTCTTTAAGTCGAAGGTATTGGTCTATCTCATATACACCAAGTTTGCCCGTGTCGTAGTACTTGCCCTTGAGCGCACGTTGCAGGTATGGTAACGAAGATTCGTTAGATAGTAAGTCGGGATGTATCATTGTTTCTAATTGGTTGCAACAAATATAACAAAATAATTGACATAAAAAAACCCCTCCGTAGAGGGGCTTCACGCGACGACCTATTTAAAAACCAATCAGAAAGGGTCGTTGCGATTTGCAAAATGCTCGGTGTGTGAGGCAGGAGCTGCGCTCGCACCTGTCATCCAAGCGTTAAAGGTCTCTGCGTTGGCAAGGATGGTGTTAACATCGTGCTTCGCAGCACAAGCGTATTCAACCGCAGCCTTTAGAGCCACTTGGCGAATGATTGAAAGTGAGCGCTCATCGTTATTTTTAGGCGCAGATGAAGATGCTGATGAAGCTGATGGTGTGTACCCTCCACCGCCAAAAGAGTTAGGGCGTTGGATTTTCACCGTGCCTTTCTCGTTCTTGGTGTACTCAACCTCATCGCCTACTGCGTAGGGAGGGGTCTGTGATTTGGCAAAGGCAGTACCGAAGTCGCCATTGTCGAAGCGAATCTCTAACTTAAAGAGGTCTTGCCATTGCCCTGTTGGAGTGATAGAAATAATTTTAGGCATAGTATAGATTGGTTTTAAATAAATAGAATTGATTGCTGCTGCAAAACCTCAATATGAGCCTGAAGCTCTGCTACCTTGTTTTGAAGTGCTTGGATTTGTGCTTGTTGCACTTGCACCATTTCGGTGTAAACGTCTGAAGAAAAAGATAAAGTCATAACTGATTGGTTTTAAGTTATACAAATATACAACTTATTCTGTTACCACCCAACCCGTAAATGTAATTTCTGCGGTGTCTTTTGGAAGGGAGGGGTCGTAGGTCATCTTGATTCTGTCCACGTATTTGGGTGAGTCATCCTTCACTCCACCCCAAGTCTTGAAAGCATCAAGGGCGAACTTAATTGCCATCACGCTATTGTCTAAGTCGTAGCGGTAGTGGACTCTGCATTTTATTTCAACGTGGGCAATCTCGTATTTGTCCAACTGTTGCAGTTGTTGCAAGACTTCACCGCAATGCTTCTCTTTGGCTTTGGCTCGGACTGTCCAATGCTTGGAAGCGTAGAAGGCGTTGAGGCTTGGAACCTTGCCTACTACGACCTTGTAGGTTAGTTGTCGGGAATCAGATAGCCGCATTGGATGGCGAAGTGCAGGTCTATCTTGGCAATCTCACCGAGTAGCTCCTGCTCTTTATATTTCGCCTGTTGGCGAGATTGGTAGTCCGAGTCGCAGTTAGCCATCAGCGTAGCGCACTCCTCAAGGATAAAGTCAATCTTCCTGCGTTTGGCAGGGTTAGTATAGTACTGCATACTTGCCTGTTGTTGTTTGGCTTGATTGGCTTGTTGCTCGTTGTTCATCTTGGCGTTCAAGTTCAAAATTTAGGTGAGCGATTGCCTTGCGGATGTCATCGCAGATAGGGTTGTGAGGTTTCTTGCCTGCTCGCATTATGTAAGTTAGAGCCGTACCAAGATTGTAGTTGTCAGCTTGGAAGTCCATCACAACATCCTTCGCCTCTATCTTCAACGTCTTGCCAATGTAGTACTTTGGTGTCATTAGCCAAAGGTACATCATCCCAATAAATGTAGATGTGGTCATTCACTATTTAGAATTATTACAAATTAGCATAAGGGCTTTGCTATGTCAATTTTATTTTGTTTTTTATCAAAGTTGAATAGTTAACTTACTTAACTTAACTAATTAATCAACTATTAACTTGATTTAAATTAGTAGTTAGTCAACTTATAGCTTAACTAAGAAATCAACTAAATAAAGAAGTTGCGTTTTAACGCATCTAAATACATTAAGACATAAAACTATACCTCTTTAGGTATAAAGTCGCTTAAAACGGCTGTATTATATCTTAAAGGGTATAATTACTCGGTGAGTTTATCTACCCAACGCTTAACGATGTAGCCGCCTACCAAAATAAGCATAAGCAAAACTGCTCCTCCCTCCAAAGTCCATCCCCTCTGCTTTCGCTCCTTCGTTAGAATCTTGGTTTGTGTGACTCGGATGGTATCGGGCAAGCACGTTGCCTCAACGTACACCTTTCGGTCTATGTACTGAAGCTGAAGGCGTACCTTGTCTTGGTAGATGGTCGTGTCCTTGAATAGTTCGAGAGTGTCGGTTAGGTATTTTGTCTTGGTGACAATGACCGTGTCCCTTACAACTACACTCTGAAGGACGGGTTTCACAGTAGCGCAACTGCTAAGAGCCGCAAGAGTCGCAGTCAGCAGGATTGTCCACATTGCAAGTCGGTTGAGGGGCATCCTCAAGTTTGTTAAGCCATTCATCAAAAGAGGAGGTATTTAGTTTTGCCATTGTGTTTGACTGCTTTTAGGATTTGTTTTCGGTTCTTGCTACTTGAGTAACTAACGTGAACCCACGATGGCGCAGTATCAGAACCAAATTCCCAAATGAGTTGGTCAAAGTCTAAATTGTCTTTAATCCAATGAAACAACACATCGTTGCCACCATCAAACTTGAGGTCCGCAGCTTGAGCCTGTACGTGCTGAGAGGTCTTTGCTCCCCCTACTTTGCTATTCACCGCAGGGCTGCGGTATGCACTCGTTACTTTCACCGCACCTAAGGCATCTCTCGTGGGTTGTAAGACGTTTTCTGCAAGCGCACGGAGGTTGGGTTCTAAATGCTTGGGTAAAGCGTTAGGAAGCCCTGTTTTTGTAGCAGTCAGTTCTGCGAGGGTAAAGTTCTTGGTCACGTTTTCAATATCAAAAGTTGTGGGTTTTACACATTATGCGCATTTGAGTTTACACTTTGCACTTTTTGCATAATGCTTAGGTTGCCCTAAAGGGAAACTTCAGAACTACCGACCCTGTGACTTGTAGGGCTTGGAGTAGTTCTTACTCGCCTTATTGCTGCTTGCACTCTTGGAATGCTTGCCTCGCTTCTTGCTCTTACTTATCCGTTGGCTTACCGCCTGTTGCTTCGCCATCTTTAGGGTCTTTTAAAAACATAAGGGCGAAGGCTCCAACCATAAAAGTTGAAACCTCCGTTAAAGTTGCACGGCCTCCCCAAACGAGTACGAAGCATAGTGCTATAATAAGAAGCCCCAAGATGGTGGTCTTGGGGTTCTTGAAGATTCGCTCAATTAGCACCTTTGTCCCGCTTGTAGTCCCTTCGCCACTTCCAAAGAGTGTACGCAAGTGAGGTTACAAGTACGGCTAAACCCAATGCTTGATGGGCGTAGCTTACGAGAAGTCCTGCTCCCGTTAAAGACCAAGACGTGATTACGCTATCAGCCGACTCCTTTGTCATCTTTGTTTAGGGTGTTCTCGTATGCAGATACCAAGACACGAACCTCATCTAATTGCATTAGTAGATTCGCCTCTTGCTGCTTTAATGCATCAAGCCGTTGTTGTAGGTGTTCCATCAGTAGGGTAATTCCCTGCTAATTTACGCTTCTTCGCCTTCTGCTACAACTTCTGCAACAGGTGCAGGAATCATCGCCCAAGCATCGTTGGCAAGGGTGCGGTAGTAGCCATCAACTCCCAATACCTCATCGGCAGCAGGGTCGTTAACTGCAAGCACGGTGCGCCAATAAGATGAAGCGATTACTGCTCCGTCTTTGGTAACGTCTGTGGTTTTGCGGACTTCAATGGTTCCGTCTAATTTGACGTTGAATGCGCTGATGTATGTTACTTCTTCAATCATTTTGTTTATTGTTTATTATTTATACTAACATATAAGAACCTGTTCCCTTTGCTGAGATTCCCACAAAATTACTTTGTGTAAACCAAATCCTGTCAGAGTTGTCAAGTAGCATAATTCCCGCGTCTTCTACAGACGTTCCCGATACTGTTCCCCCACCTGCTTCAGCACCTGCAAACGGCAGGCCCGTAAAGTATGCACTTGTAGCAGAAACCTTAACGCCTCCCGAGAACGCAACTTTAATAGATACCAATGCTCCAATTTTAGTGTACTTGCCCGCTAAAGCAGTTGGGTTAGTAGTCCAACCAACAGGCACAGGAGTAAAAGTTCCTTCTTCGTAGTCATCAAGGGCGTTGGCTGCTGCGGTGTCCCCGTTGAATTGGATTCCGCCTGTTGCTAAACGAAGGTAGCCATCAGAAGTGATACGCATTTTCTCAATGTTGCCCGCAGCTTCTCTTGTTGTTACTACAAAAGCACCATTATTTGAGCCATATGATTCAGCAACAACACCAATACGAGCAGTAGGATTAGCATTGCCTCCATCTGTTGTTGTTTGAAGCGAAAGAAATGCACTATTTACTCCGCTACCTAAATCGGGTGGGCTATTGTAAATCCTTTCTACAACCTGCTGCGTACTTGTGGTGTATGTTCCCGTTTCTGCCGCAACTGCATCAAGGCGAGCAACAGGCGTACTCGTGCCGATGCCAACGTTGCCATTGTCAAGTACAACCATTGCAGGAGTAGTACCAAGAGTTAATCCTCCGTTTGTTGCGGTTGGCGTAAATTCTAACCCACCACTAATGTTTTGTTGTACACCTATAGACCAATTCTTATTAGAAGATGCTCCTGCTATCAATATGTTAGCACCTGCGTTTGCGGTTGCACTTCCCAATCTTACAGAAACACCATTACTTGTTAACGTAGCGTTGCCCGTTACTGCCAAAGTTCCCGATAAGGAAGCAGCAGTCGTAGACAAAGACAAAGAAGAATCGTTGCCTAATCCGTCAGTAAGTTTCTTTAGCGTACCGCTTAACGGCCCGTTATCCGTAACCTTAATAAGGCTATCGTATGTGTCCTGTGGGGTTGTCCCCGTTAATGTTGTTCCCATTTCTAATTATTCCAAGTTGTTGACCAAGTATTCCAAATTTCTTCTATCAACTGCCAAGCACCTTGCTCGTTGTTGCCGTAAAGGTTAGTAGTAGGATGACCATAAGACAATGGCTGAACCATACCCCAAGAGATACTATTCGTTGCTGCTGCTTGACCCCAATAGATGTCATTGTTTGCTGCTCCTTGTCCCCAATCGCCTTGAACTCCCATTGTCTAAATAACTCTTTAACTTCACAATGTTGCTACGCTTCGGAGTGTAGGTCTGTTTCTTGCCA